AGCAGTGGTATCAACGCAGAGTACTTCACCCACTAACCCCTGCATCGGTAAATGCGATATCGATAACCTCCTCAAATTCGTGCTAGACTCTCTTCAACCAAACATAATTTCAAACGATAATATAATCACCAGCGTTACTGCAAAAAAAGTCTATAGCAGAATTACCCAGAACAGAACTAACACTCGCTATACTAAAAACAGTCGGCGAGTCAAAAGGACCTATAGCAAAAGTATGAAGAAAATAGCTGATACTAACATGGAACTTACAGAGATAACAAAATACTCATCACTGATAGAGGCGGATGAAGCATTCAACATGTTTAAGTACGATCAGGACGCACGACACAGAATGCGCCTAGCCAATACTATGCTCAAATGGCGCTTTAAGAAACATGCAGAAACAGTAACAGACTTTTGTGATGAGTACAATATCGACAGAGATCACATATATTATCTGGCAAGAACCTATGAAGACTTTAGACGATACTTCACCATCTTTAAACGTACCCTCGCTAATAAAGATCTTAAGGGCGCTAAACACAGACAGTTTGATAAAGATGTCGTCATGAAGTATATCCACTAAGCTTGGATGATGACTGGAAAGAGATCAACAAGTACCACGCTGACCTTAAGAACACTGAAGCCTCAATAAGCGATAAGATATTTATTGAAATCCCACATACAACCGTAGAAACTAAGACAGATACAGAGAATAAACCTTCAGTTACTATCATAGGGGACGAGTACAATGATGAAACCGGAAGCAACCAATCTGGGACTCTTACCGAATAAAGACACCTATGCAGCCATAAAGAAAAGAATCGATACCGATTACAATTTATGCAATGCCGAATGGAGTCAACAGTACTCTGAAGCAAGCATCGACACTCGTCTTGAGGCTGGTGACCCATCACTCAACCGGGAACTCTCCTTCTCCCAAATGACCTTTAACCGTAACGACTATGTCTTTAATAGAGTTCGCCCCTTGTTGAATATGGTGTCCGGTCAAGAACGTAAGACGCGTAAGACTATCATCTGTGTCCCTGGTGCTAATGCTGACCAAGTTACGGCAGATCAGTTCTCAAAGATCATCATGACGACGTTCAAAAAGGACCAAGTCTATGAGACCCTTTCTGAAGCCTTCCATCAAGGCGCCTGTATCACGGGGCTTAACTTATTACACGTCTATTTAGACTTTCGTTATGACCCTATCTCGGGTGATTTACGGGTAGAGAACCTGCCCTTTAATACCTTTTACATCGACCCATTTTTTAAGAAACCGGACCTCTCCGACTGTGCTTTTGTATGGCGTCGTTCGTATCTTACCCACTCTGCTGTTGTTGCCTTAATGCCTGACAAAGAGCAAGAGATCCTTGATCTTCCGGTAGGTGCTAACTCGGGCAATACTAAGCTTCGGTTTAGCTATATGCCTGAGACGTATGGCATTACGCAAAAGAGCCGCTTGGCATACGATGAGTATTACTATCGTGATTACCGTAAACAAACCCTGCTTGTTGATAAAGATACGGGCGAAACGCTTGATGTATCCCATAAGAAAGAAGTTGATGTCCAAGCCTTCCTTGCTGCTAATCCTGGGGTTACTGTCATTGAGCAGAATATACCAACGGTACGCTTGGCTATAATGGTTCAAGATGTGGTGCTACATGACTCGCCTCAGCCCCTTGGAATCGATAGATTTCCATTTATTGCGGTCACTGGTTACTACAACTCAATGATGCCAAACTTCTATAATCGCATCCAGGGTATCGCCAGATCTCTTAGATCTCCTCAGCTACTGTTGAACCGCCGGATAATGCTTTCGACGATCCTGCTTGAATCTCAAGCTAATAGCGGGTGGATTTATAAAGAGGGTGCGGTGCTCGATGTTAAACATCTGTTTAATACTGGTGAAGGGCGCATCATACCTATCTCGGAAAACTTCCAGATTACTGACATACAACCTATCCAACCACCACAGATCCCTCCATCGTTCTTTCAGCTTCAAGAGACCTTTGGGTCTGAACTGAACTCCGTATCCGGTATCTCCGAGACCATGATGGGAACCAATGAGAACCCTTCTGTTGCTGGTGTTCTTGAATCACTCCGCCAACGCGCTGGACTGGTAACCCTAGAACCTATCTTTGACCGCTTTAACCAAGCTAAAATCCTCTTAGGCGAGATATTCGTTGAAGCAATACAACGTAACTACACCCCCGGTAAAATCTCTACCATTTTGGGGGGCGAGAAACCAGCCCCGCTGTTCTACAACAAAGCATTTGGTAAATATCATTGCCAAATAGAAAATGGTTTTGATACCGATACGCAGAAACAGCTCGAATTCGCCCAATTGATCCAACTTATGGAGCTTGGGGTTAAGATTCCACCTAAGACAATCATTTCTGCTGCTACGCTTCAGAACAAGACTGAGCTTATCCAAGACATTGAGCAAGCTGAGCAACAACAATCACAGATGCTTCAACAACAAGCGCAAGCTGAAGTGCAAGAAGCGCAAGCGCGTATTCAACTGGCTCAAGCCCGTGCACAATCTGACATTGGTCTTAAGAACGAACGTGATTCACGTGTATTGTCTAACATCGGCTTGATGGAAGAACGTGAGAGTCAAAAGCATAAAGATGATACAGAAGCATTGCTCTCCTTCATCAAAGCTCTTAAGGAAATAGAGGGCATGGATTATGCTCATCTGACTGAGCTGCTTACCATGCAAAAGATCATGAAAGAAACACAAGAACCCGATGTTACACCCGCAACCGCTAGCAAACCGGTTAAGAAACCCGTAAAGAAGGTGGCCAAATGATAACGCTGATACTCTTTCTTCTTTTTGGGTCCCTGTATGCCATGGATGACGATAAAGAGAAGGGGCATGTAAGTGACGAGTCTGCAGAGGTAGAGTTTGATATCACGCGGTATTACCATTCTGATACCAAATCATTGGACTTTTCTAATCTTCCATTTACCAATGCAACACTTAAAGAGCATTGGGCGGATATCAAGAAGTTTGTAACAACTGCCGAGGTTAAAACGCTGCTCTTGCAGAACATGGAACTTAAAAAGATCCCGTATTACATCATCACCTTTGCCCTTACGGACAAATCACTTGAATATGTCTCCATGAAGGGCAATAAGTTCAAGATCGCCAACCCATCAAGCGATGCTGATCTGGTTGATGCTATGAAGACTATGGGCCTTAATGAAAAAGATACGAAAGACATTGATAAGAAACTGTCTGATCTTAAAGATACAAACCCACGAGATAGGTCTACATCAGTCGGGAATATCATTTCCTCTTTATGGGACCTTGTACACCCATCTATCCAAAAGGCTATCGATAAGCAGAACAAAACGCAGACTGACGGGACCCATTTTTATAAAAAGATAATCGTTATCGACTCAAAGATCCCGCCTATTACTATTATTAATAAAGACAAACTGCCTCCATCATCGTGTGAGAAGTTTAAGACTCTTGCTAAGAAGCTGTTGCTTGTTGGCATAGGGTTTATTATGACTGCAGCACCTACGCTGGCCACCTGGTTGGCAACGGTTGACCCAGCGTATTGCGATATGGGCTTAATGCAGCAGTATGCAACGTCATGTAATGTAACTATAACCTACTGAAAGGAACAAGATGGCTAAGAAATCACTTAAGGAAAAAGCTAATAAGTTAAAGCATTCAGAGAAATTCTGGGAAGAAGAAGCGCAAGAACCAGCGCATAAAGATATCTTTAAGAAATCCAAGAAGCATAAAAAGGGGAAATAATGCCAATCAAGGGAATGAAGCCTAAAAAAGTTATTGAGACAGAGATGCATAAATTTAAAGAAGGAAACCTTCACTCTGGTAGCAAAAAAGGCCCTGTCGTTACAAATAGAAAACAAGCGATAGCGATTAGTATTTCAGAGGCTGCCAAGGCTGGCGGGAAATCGAAGAAGAAGAGAAGGTAATGGCTTTACCGTATGTCTTCATTTTTGTGCTCTTATTGGCACCCTCATGTTCCACAAAGAGTACAAATGTACTTGTTCCAGATGAGCGCCCTGAGATACCACTCACTATTGAGTCTGATCAGATCTTGATTGATGAAACATTTGATGGTGCTTCGATTGATCCTATTCTTGATGAGAAGATATATGCGCTCCTGAGTAAATATGATGCTGAGTATGGTTGTGTTGTGGTTGATGTGGAACAGATTCTAGAAGCTGATGAAGACCCAGAAGAACTTGACCTTACACAAACCTGTGGCGGACACCAATATTATCCTGTTGATGAAGATAGAAACCAGGTCATTTATGTCCCCACTTTTTTGGGTCTTGCAATCTGAATAACCACAGTGCTATAGTCCGAGAGTAATAGTTAGAGGTACTTGCCTTGCAACGCTTAATGCGGTTTGCAGTTTCTATGAAAGGAAATAACATGTCGCGCCAACCTTCGCATAGTTTGTGCTTAAATTATTCAAGGCACCCTTTATATTCTATATATTGGAATATGAAAACCCGTTGTTATAACGCCTCTGAGCACAATTTCCCATATTATCAAGGAAAGGGAATTAAATTATGTGACGAGTGGTTGGCTAGTGTTAGATCTTTTTATGATTGGGCTATATCAAATGGATGGAAAAAAGGGTTGTCAATAGACCGAATCGACTCTAATAAAAATTACTGTCCTGAAAATTGTTGCTTTATAACAACTAGCGAAAATTCTAGAAAGAGAATATTAGAAAGGGGCTTCCCGCCAGGACCAGGAAGAAATAGAAAGTTTAATGATGATATAATTTGTGGAATAAGAAAATTATTATTAGATGGGATTGAGGGTGCTACAATAGCTAGAAAATTTAATGTTAGCAATAAAACTGTTTATAAAATTAGGGACAAGAAAATTTATATAGATGTTCTTGGTTAGAGGTATTTTAGTTTAACCTTGCGAGTTTTGTCTCGCAGTTTCCTTGAAAGGAATTAGTCAAATGGCAAAAAGATATCATTCTTCCCCTATCGAAGAGACTTCAGGATTTTGTCACCTTCCAACAGAGGTGATCGTTAAAGAGATTTCTAATGAAGGTTCTTTCAATGGTGGCGTTGTAGCAGATACATACCGCCTTGTTGAAAAACAAATGGCTGAAGAACGCGCAGCATTAACTAAACTTTGCTCACCTAAGAAGTTCTAAAATGCCTGCATCACCACGGCCTAATAAAAAAGCTATGGACCTTGCTTACTCTTTGCTGGAATACCCGGAAGAGAACAAGCAAAACGGTAAAAAGAAGCCTTCTAAGGCTATTCTTGATGAATGGTCTAAGGACATACCAAAGACTAGAGCATAAAACATCTCCTTTCCTACATTCCAAGTCGCTCCTTTAAAAACCCTCTACCTCTTCTTGAGGTGGGGGGTTTTTTGTTGTACAGTGTCTTATACAGGAGAAAGGAGTATCTATATGAGTAATTTTATCTATTCAATAGCCCAGGGATTTATTAATGCTGGTGGCATGGGATTTATAGTATCTGGGTCAATGACTGCTGTTGGTTATTTACTTGGTTTGTATAAATCTAGCGTATACATTGTCTCAAGAAGATATTTTATCATATCATGCTTGTTTCTAATCATTGGTTACATGGTTATGTCGTTAAATTAGGAGAAGGAGAACCGTGGAAAAAGAAGATAATAAAAAACTTTATGAGACATGGTCCATTACTTTTAAATTAATTAATAAAGACCACATTACATATATTGGTGTAGAACCAGATGAGATGGTTAAAGTTATTAGGTCTATTGAAAATAAAGACTCGATTATTTCACCTCCTTGTGTCTCAGAAACAAATAAAAATTTTATATGGATTAATCTAAATAATGTAACAACTATTGCTTTTGAGGAGCGGAACTATACCGAAAAACCTCGTTGTGAAGTTATACAGGACGGAACTAAGCTTGAGATAACAGGTCGTATTGATACATATGAACAAAACTAAAAAGACATACGGCCAGATCATTCAAGAGCATCGACAGGCCAACCCATACACTAACGAAGATACACACGAATACGCTCGACAGATGGGCTTGAGCTTAATGAAAGATGTTCATCAAACCGTCGCTAAAGCACTCAAAAAAGATTTATATCTCAATAAAGACTTCTATATTGAAACAAGAACTAAGACCGAGCGTCTTACCATGACCCCAGAGACCTGGGTATTTGCACGTCGCTCGTGCCCTTCTGCTGGGTATGAGCAGATGGTGTTCAAGTATCACCATCAATCTGCATCTTTAGAGCTTCTTTGGTGCATTCCTGAGCGTATGCGTTACTGGCATATCGTACGCAATCCTGATCAATATCTTAAGTCTAAAGACGTTGGTGTTGCTGACATGGCTAAATCTGTACTATTAATGGAGTCTGGTGACTTGATAGACTGGATTGATAAGGAAAACGGGTATAAGCCCGATGGTCTAATCGTTAAGCGTGCCACGCCATAGCCTTGGCGGAGGCGGGAAGGAATAGAATGGAAGAAGAACTAAAAGTAGAAGCTCCAGTCCAGCCAGATGTCGCGCAAGGTGACGCGCAAGTGTCGCGAAGTGACGCGAACGTGTCGCGAAGTGATCGCGAATACAATATGCGTGTTATGCGCGAGAAGATGGAAGCCTTAGAGCGCCGTGCCATGGAAGCAGAACGTGTGGCTCAAGAGAGATCTAAGCCTCCACAACAAGAGGCTGAAGACGATGCGCTTGTTGAACAACGGCATCTTAAAAAGACTAATGCCGAAATAAATGAGATGAAGGCAGAACTTGAAAAGACACGCAAGCAACTTGAGGCTACTAACAATAGCTCTGTTGAGTATCAGCTTCGCGCTAAGTTTAATGACTTTGATCGTGTGGTTACTGACGACAACATGGAGAAGCTTAGACAAGAGAAACCAGCACTTTATCGCTCAATTCTTTACAATCCAGACCTACGAGATAAGGGTGAAACCGCCTACGATGCTATTCAAACTTTCTTAAAACCTGCTAAGTTTGCTGAAGCGGATAAACGCCTTGCTGAGAATGCGGCCAAGCCTCGTAATGCTTCGACGGTCAACCCACAAGCTTCAGATTCCCCTCTTTCAAGGGTTGCTGACTATGATCGCCGTTCACTCACAAAAGAACAGATGGCAGAGAATCGCAGAGAAATGAACGACGCAAAGAAACTTTATTAATATTTGAACTCATTTTCTTTCCAGGGGTCGGTTATACCCAGTTTCCGGCCCCTTTTCTATTTCAAAGTAGCCCAAAATGTCACAGGTTGAAAAGTTCCCAAAGTGTTCCCATTATGTTGCGTTTTTTGCATCAATTTGCAAATACTAGCTTACTTTTTTTGAAGATAAGTTACTGTTTACGTTGATCCAGCCGTGATTTCTTAAAAGCGAACCGCTAAATCGCTGGGATCCGCACGTTGTTCCGGTCTATTTCTGGAACTTGTTATTCTCTTCTTGCCCAAGGGAATCTTTCTGCAAAAGCTGTGTTTTCAATGCGGGTATAAATAGCTGTTTTATCGCAGCATGATTCCAATGATTCTCGTACTTCATTTATCTTCATTAATTCATCAAATGCCCGCAAAAAGTAATCTGAACTTGCAAATCTAAGACAGATTAAGAAATCAAATATGATATAAGCAGGGGTTCGCTCAGCCCAATCAGAATAAACATTACCAGAATTATAGTGCATTTGGTCATACTTCATTTCAACGTAGCTATTTCCTGGGCAACCTTCTTCCTTCAGTTCTTCATCGTTGAATTTGTAAAGAACTAAAAAATCTGTAACCAGACCATCTTTTTGATCATAAAGTATAATTGCATTTTTTTGTGGGATTTTGTTCATTTTCTTTCCTCGTTTAACCGGTGCCTGAAAACCCGGCGATTTGTGGTTAATAAAGTTTTGCAGCATACACAAAATAACCCTGCTTGTAATCCCCCTTTTAATGGTTCTATACTCTTTCTAGCGTACCTATAGCCTCGCTAGCTATCGCCGTAGCACATTCGTGCATGGGTCTCGACAACCCTCGTGGACGTACTACAGAGAATTCGTCCCGCTCTGAAATCAATATCATTTATCTTAGTCACTTTTGTGATTGGGAGACACGTTTATGATTATTACTTCGGATACCCTGCCGCCACAAGTGCAGGCTAAGTTCGATGACAAGCTATTGTCTGTCAGAACACCTAGCCTTATACACACTGTTGCATGCCTGGGTAAGAAATTGGCTTCAAAGTCCGGTAAGACGATACGCTTTTCGCGTTATAACCGTCTGCCAACATTCCCAGCACCTTTGGGAACCTCAGGCGCTCCAATTCCCGCAACTGCTGTAACACGTACCGACTTGGATGCGACGACCAGTTTTTACGGTTATACGGCCGTAGTAAAATCTTCTCTGATAATCTTGAACGCCTACGACGCAATTGCGTTAGGGTAACAAGGAGGAAGTTCGCTATGATCGCCTTTTTTGTTCATACGTTTAGCTTCAAGGTACAACTGCTTTCTGTATTCACGAACATCTTCGGGTATACGCCAGCCAGTTTTACCAATTGTTGCTCTAAACTTGAAAACAAGATCGGCGTGTGGTTTTTTAACTATGAGATATGGATAACAGGCATCAAGTATATCGAAAATTCCTCTTCCAAGAAAAGTAGCTCTATATACTTGTTTATTTCCAGGATGCTTTTTATCTTTTCGAAATGCTGCACCAAAGTTTTTAACAACCCATTCAATAACTTCAAGGTTTGTATTGGCTATAATCATTCTCAGGGAATAATAATCCTTAAGTCTATTTTCGCCATTTGCGCTTTGAAGTTCGACGCTTATATGTCCTTCTCCGTCAAGTATTCCGGCAAAATAAGCAAGTGTTTCGTTAGTCCACATAGTTATCTCCATGATATGTATGGTTTACTGAACTCAGCTTTCCATAAATATATCATAACTTACACCTCGAACGAAGTAAGCGAGAAGACCCATAGTAATATGGGATGCGGTACTCTGATCTCCAATCGAAAGATGGAGAGGCAGGCTGAGAAGATCTGCCCGCCAATATTTGCTGTATAAGCATATATTGGTCACAAAAAGTAACAGAATGCAATTTGTCGCATGCAATCAACAAGTCGAGTTAACCAACTCAGACCCTGTTTTGAACTCATTTGCTGACCTTTTGGGTCTGTCATTAAAGATGACCGAAGACCAATTGTGTCGCGATGCCATGAATGCAACAAGCACAGTTGTTAATGCTACTGGTGGCAACAATGGAGATCTTCCAACAAATATAGCACTGTCAGACATTGATGATATCACATCTACCCTTCTAAACAATGATGCCTGGATGATTCTCGAGGGTCAAGAAGGTATGGATAAATTTGGAACAGGCCCATTGCGAGATGCGTACCTGGGACTTGGAAATGCCAAATTGTCAAAAGACCTTAACAACCTTAACGGATTCTTGCCAAAGTGGAATTATCCCCATGCTATTCAGGGCACAATGCCCAGCGAATGGGGCGCGGTAAACAACGTTCGCTTCTTGCTTTCATCGGTGGGCAGCGTAGATCCATTGGCTTCACGCCTTGGAAACGATGTATACAACCTGTTCATCATGGGTTTAGAAGCTATGGCTATTGTTGAAATGGATAACTATTCAAGCCGTTTCTTATATAGACCACCAGTTTATTCAGATGCATTGTTTCAAAATTATACGTTGGGTACAGTGTTTGCCCAGGTCCCTCGCATACTCAATGACCTGTGGTTGGCCAAAGTACGCGTAACATTACGTTAAGGAGCATATCATGAGTGTAGTTTTTTCAGGTTCATGGTCTGGCTCTTTCGTATCAACAGGTGCTTCACAGCTTCTGTTGTTACCTTCTGGCGCGGACTATTGTCATGTTTACAATGAAACAGTAATGGATGCTGCTGGCGCTGGCACAGGTGCAGAGTTCTATTGGCGCAAAGGCATGACCCAAGGTCGTGGTTATGTGTACAATAAAACAGCTGTTACCGATGCATTAGCTGTACAACAAATAGCAGCCAATCTTGGCTTCTTTTGGCAAAACAATACGATTAATACCCCAGGTGCCGCAGTTGCTCTTACTGGTATCACCAATGGTAACCCCCCTGTTGTCCAAACCGGCACAACAGCTGGTTTAGTTGCTCTTTCATCAATTGTAAGAATCTACGCAACGGTAGGCGCTCAACAACTTGGTGGAATGGACTTTACAATTGATACAATTATCCCTAACACGAGCTTTGAGTTAGCATATGCGCCTGCTATTGTTAACGCATCGCCTGGTGCTGGTACGTATCGTATCATCCCATTCAACCCTTACTTCTACCCTTCAACACGTTATATCACCAAGATCACACAAGCTGCCCAAGCTGTTGTGACCTTGTCAGTGACACATAGCTATATTGTTGGTCAAAAAGTAACATTTAAGATCCCTACAGTTACCGCAGCAGCGTTTGGTATGACTCAGCTTAATGGTATTACCGCTACGATTATTCGTACGAATGATGCTGATGCTGATGGTCTTTTCAACACGATTACTGTTGATGTTGATACAACTGGCTATACAGCCTTTGCATTGCCATTAACGAACGCCCCTGCATTTAGCTATGCAATGGTTGTTCCTGCTGGTGAAGATACTGCCACGGCTCTTAATGCTGGTTTAAACATCTATTCAGATGCCACACTTAACATGGGCACAATTGGCCTTCTGTTAATGGCTGGTACTACTGGACCTGCTGGCGTTGCAACAAACGTCATCAGCTGGGTAGCTGGTAAATCATTCAATGAATAGTAACTGACTATTTAGTATGGGCCCATATGGGCCCATACCTTTATCAAGGAGACTAATGAAAGAGATTCAAAAGAAGAAGTTAACGACGTCTGATGTAGCCAAGAACATGAACAACTGGCGTGACCGTGATGCAGAAAAGATGACGGGGATATTTAAGAACCAAGAGTTTCCCGGCCAGTCGGTATCATTTAATTTTAAATTGTATCAAGGAGATGACATTGAGACGTATCATTTACTTGATGGTGAGAAATATACGTTACCACGTGGTGTGGTCAGACATCTTAATACCGCTTGTTACTACAAAGAATACCGTCATTTAGCTGGTGAAACAGGGCAATATGGTATTCGTGGCGCAGCAGACGGACGTCGTCCTATCGGTGCTGATACTGGTATGACTGAGATGCGTAAAGTGCACAGATTTGCCTTTATGCCCCTTGATTATAGCGATGATGATGGAGATGTTACCGCTTCGCCACTTGTTGAAGTGACAACTGATACGTCAAATATCATAACCCGCAAGTGAGTTTTTATGGCATACGAAGTACTTCAGTATCCAATGTATCAACCGGCAGTAAGAATCATCACGTCGATAACAAATGATTATCCTGCATTGATCACAACGGGAACAATAACGTACCCAGGTCATGTTTTAACGATTACACCCTTTGTGCACCAATACCTTTCTGGAACTATTGTTCGTATACAGATCCCGAACTACTTCGGCATGTCACAACTTAACGGACAACAAGGTGAGATTACGCGGGTAAATACAACACAATTCACTATTGATATCGATACAACATTGTATGATCCGTTCGTAATCCCACCTATTGTCCTTGTTCTTGATCCTATTTCTGATCCTGCACGCATGGTACCAGTACATCCAATTAGAGAACTTTCTGATGGTACGTACGCACAAGAGCAATACGCATATGTTATTCCCTTTGGTGAAGATACGGCACAGTTAACAGCTTCAGTACAAAATGTTTTGCCCTATTAGGAGATTTTATGGCAAATAGTACGCTTCAAGCGATACGAGATAAGGTTAGAAAGCTTACAAGAACACCGTCAACCTTCCAAATGGACGACCCTGCTCTTGATGAGTATGTTAATACATTCATCCTGTACGACTTCCCACAAAATTTAAAGCTCTTTTCGCTCAGAACAACCTTAGTGTTCTACACGCAACCTAATGTTGATGTGTATCAGAGTTCTAACGTTAATACTGATCCATTGTATAAGTTTAGAGATCGCTATGTAGCTATTCACCCTCCTGTCTTCTTTGCTGGTATTTCTGGCTATCTGTTTAAAGATAGGGCTCAATTCTATGCTACATGGCCACAAACAAATTTTATCTATGACACAACACTACGCGGTTCTGGTGGCGTTGGCCCCTATGTTGGCACTATACAGACCTCTGGAAGCACACCGTTCTTACAGAACAACGTAATCTTTACTGCCCTTGATGCAAATGGTACGGCTATGATTCTTGTTGATTATCCTGTTAATAACACAACTGGTGCCTTAGGGTTGCCTGGTATTCCGCAAGTGCTTCCATCGCCATACGGTCAAATTGATTACATTACTGGTGTGTTTACTATTGTGTTCCCTAATGCTGTTGTTCTTAATGGTGTTATTAATGCTGAGACGGTTCCGTATGCTGTTGGCAAGCCTATAGCGATGCTGTATTACGATAATAAGTTTACTATCCGCCCTGTGCCCAACATGGCCTATAAGGTGGAGATAGAAGCTGACGCTCGACCTACAGAACTCATGACGGCTACTGACCTGCCTGATGAATCAGAGTGGTGGCAGTATGTTGCGTATGGCGCTTCGATAAAGATCTTTCAAGATAGAATGGACCCTGATTCTGTTGAGATGATACGACCTGAGTTTATCCACCAACAGAACCTTGTTGCACGCAAGACAGTAACACAAGCGTGTGATAACCGTGCAGCAACTTTGTATACCTCGACGAATAACTTTAGCTCCGGCTGGTTTATGTCCAGTTGGCCTTATTAAGGAGTTTTTATGGCTTTAAGTAATGTACCTATTCCACATCAATCTCTTCTTAACTCTCGTGATTTAATTGCTGCTAACTTTGCTGATATTAATACTGGTTTTTCTGTTAACCATGGTGAATTTAGATCAGGGGCAGCTACCGGTAAGCATACATATTTGCAGATACCATTACATGCTTCACCAATTACAGCTGTTGGTGAAGTTGGTCTTTACGCGGCAAATGGTGGAACAAGTCACGTTGCAGAACTTTTCTTTAAACGTGAAAATACACCTGCTGGTGCTGCTGGAATTGCATTTACTGAAAGTTCTGTGTTAGCAGCGGTTAATTTTACCGCTGGATGGTGTAATTTACCATGTGGACTTATAATGCAATGGGGTCATGGTGTATCTGGAACACCTCAAAATTTTTCTAAACCGTTTACTTTTGTTTATTCAGCAACTGCAACGATGAACGCTCATGGAGAGAAACAATTTTCAGGTATTACATCGTTCGATATGAATCAAATAACTTTTGAAACATACGATGCAAATCAACATGTATCTGCTGGTAAGCGTTTTTATTTTATTGCAATAGGGATCTAACATGGCAATGGATCGTTTTCTTATTGCACCATTTGATAAGGACTCTGGTTTACAGACAAATGTAGAACCCTTCATGATCCCGGATAGTGCGTTCGCCCAATTAACCAATGCGTATGTGTGGCGTGGCAGAGTAAGGAAACGATTTGGTTCTACATGGCTTGGTGATACCCAATTATCTTCGCGTCTACGAGTTAAGATAGGTACGGCTGTTGCTGGTGCTCAACAAGGCCCACAACCATTTCATACCCCATTTTTTGGTACGACGACTATACCGATAGTAACGCCAGCTGTTGGCCAAATGTTTTCCATAGGTGCTATTGTCTTTACGGTAGTTACCGCTGGAAATCAACCAACAAGAAGCTCAAGTTGGACCGCAACGGCAACATTTGATACCGCTACTGGTAACTTTATAGTAACAACAGATCCCCTTTTTCTTGGCGGTGATGTCTATTATTATCCTGCTTTACCAGTGATGGGACTGCCTACCTTTGAGGGTGCAGCTATCAACTATGAGCCGGTGATTGGCTTTGATACTAAGTTTGCGTATCAATACATTGCCAATGGTTGGGAACGGTTAGATGCTGAGTTTGTTCCAGGTGATGCATCATGGACGGGTAGCGATTCCCAGTTCTTTTGGACCTGTACCTGGCTTGGAACCGATGCGTTCACACGAATATTCTTTGTTACCAACTTTAATGAAGATGAACCACGGTCAATGCGTTACTACGACAATGTCATGTGGCGACGCTTTATGCCCGCTATTTATGGTAATAGTCTTCCCAATACTGCTGGCTACATGTTTAGTGCCCGTATTCTTGTTCCCTTTAAGAATAGACTTTTAGCATTTAATACATGGGAAGGCCCTACATTTCCTGGTATTAATTATCCTAATAGATGCCGATACTCACAAATAGGTAATACGTTACCAGCTGCTCCTAAGGTTCTACCTGGTGGTCCTGCCGTTGGTATTACTGATGCGCTTGGTCATGCAGTTGGCAATATTGCTGGATTTCCCTTTAAGGCTGGTGCACTGTTTACCATTGGTAATGAAACATTCATGGTAACGGCAATAACTAATGCCGATAATGTCATGCCATCGACAACCGGCGTAGCAACTACGCATACGTTTAATTCTACAACTGGACATTATGTTTTTGATCATGCTGCACCGTTATCACAAATTTACTTTTATGATGGAGGTACCACCGCTACCGCTATTGTTAACAACGAGTGGCGTCAGGATGTACCAGGGCATGGTAATGCTATCGACTGTCCCACAACGGAACAGATTATAACCGTAGAATTCATCAAGGACCGCTTAGTCGTCTTTTTTGAACGTTCTACATGGGAACTTGTCTATCTTGGCAACCAAGCGTATCCATTCGGCTGGCAACAGATTAATACTGAACTTGGTGCAGAGTCTGCTTTCTCTACAGTTCCTTTTGACAAGGTAGCCATATCTGTTGGAAATGTGGGCATTATGGCATGTAATGGTGCCAACGTTGAAAGAATAGACGATAAGATCCCTGATACAGTATTTGCTATCCACAATGCCGATGAAGGCCTTAATAGAGTCTATGGTATTCGTGACTATTCGACAGAAATGATCTATTGGACAATGCCCGACAATACACGTGATGCTAACACTGTATATCCTAATAGAGTATTATTGTTTAATTATAAGACAGGGACATGGGCTATTATAGTGGATTCCATTACCTGTTTTGGGTATTACTATAACTTTACTGGGGTTACGTGGGATTCAACAACGATTACATGGGACTCATTAGTTACGTGGGATAGTGGTAGTCTTGATGCTCAAGCGCAGCATGTTATAGCGGGTAACCAACAGGGTTATACCTTTATGATCAATCCTGATGAGCCAACAAATGCCCAGGTCTTACAGATTACTGAGTTAACTGTTTCAGTGGGTACTGCTCAAGCGACTATTACTTCGTATAACCACAACTTACAAGGCGGCGAATACATTTATATAGATAACATCGTGAGTGATACGCTTGGTAACTTAGAGAACATGAACGGATTTGTTTATTACATCCAAGCAGCGACACAAAACCTTTTGGTTATTGATCTAACGCCACTCACTCCGCCGGTCATTCTTGCCCTTACTGGTACGTATGAGGGTAATGCAACCATCTCACGAGTGAGTAACATCGACATCAAAACAAAAGAATTTAACTTTTATCTTGATAAAGCCCGTAATGCTTGCATTTCTAAGGTTGATTTTCTAGTAGAAAATACAGCAAATGGAATAATAGACGTTGATTACTATGTCTCTACTAACCAGGACTCGATTGGTTTGTTTAGTACGCAAGCCGTATTGGTAAGTACTGGAAAGCTTGAGACGTCGCCCTATGCTTCTGTTCCTGCTGAAGCCCATGCAACACGCTTATGGCATCCGATGTATCTTACCGCTGAAGGTGAGTGCATACAGCTAGAACTTTATCTTGATCATGAACAGATGATTAGTCTTGACGTACGAGCCTCACAGTTTGTTCTTCATGCTATGGTCTTTACAGCGACACCTTCGTCGATGAACCTTCGTTAGGAGCTTTTATGGCAGATCAACAACAGAATACGGGTCAATTTATACCAACGACGCAGATATGGGATATAGGACAGCTTTATGAAGTTGATGTTAACAGTGAAGACTTTAAGGAGCTGCTTGTCCGTCTCTATCAAAACGTTAACCGTATAGCATTAGCCCTTAACACGAAGGAAACTGGCTATTACCTTCAGGAAGAGTTTGTTAGTAGTAACGCATACTTCCACCCAACATCGAACAGCCAGGATGATCTACGTCCTTCTTTTAAGAAAGCGGTGAACATTGGTGCCCTTGCTCTTGGTGTTAATACAAAAGCTCATGGTTTAACAATAGAATCATCATGGACATTTACTCATATTTGGGGGACAGCGTCTAATCCTGCAACATATACGTTTTACCCGTTGCCATGGGCGTCGGCAGTTGGTGCTACGAACATAGAGTTAAAAGTAGATGTGAACAATATTGTAATAACGAACAATAGTGGGCTAACCTTTTCATCATGCATGGTAGTCCTTGAATATTTAAAACAGTGAGGGAATGGTTATGGAACCAATAACAATGGCTGGCCTTATGGCTCCAATGGCTGGCCTTATGGCTCTTCAGGCCGCGTCTGGTTACGCAGAAGAAAAGACTGCACACAGAGGAAAATGGTTACAACAATCAACAAAGAACCCAGACCAGCTGCAAAAGTCACAATGGGCTCGTATGATGGGCCAACAACAAGTACAGAATCCTTATGCTGGTTTTGAACCGGTTGCTCAAAAAGCACAATCTATGTTCCAAAATCAAACAGTTCCTGGCCTTGCTGAACGATTTACACAAATGGCTGGTGGTGCAATGTCTTCACCTTCTTTTGGGTCTCAACTGTATGGTTCTGGTCAAGACATGCAAGAATCTCTTGCTGCATTGATGGCGCAATACGGTCTTCACCAACAGCAACTTGGACAAGGTCTTATGGGTATGGGCATGGGTAATGAGTTTGAGAATATTTATCAAAACCCACAATCAACATGGTTATCTCGTCTTTTTGGTGGTATTGGTGGCGGAGCTGGTTCAATGGCTAATGCCGGCATACAAAAACGTTTTGCCCCTCAAGGCTATTAAGGAGTTACCATGGCACAAGTATTAGACTTACCTTCTCATATTCAAGCTACTAATCCAGGTGATACCATTGCAAGTGCCCTTCAAGGACTTGCGCAGAGAAAAATACAACTGATGAACCAGCAGCATGAACGTAAACAAATGATGTCTGCTTTTTCTCAAGCAAATATGGCTCCTGATAAAGCTATGGCATTGGCACAACTATTCCAATCTATTCCTGAGAACGCTAGACCATATCTTATGCAACAAGTTGGGCCAAGCATTGCCTCACAATTGTTTGCTGGTCCTCCTCAAGGGCAGAATGCTCCAGGACAAGGACAGACTGATCAAATGGCGATTCCTCAACAAGGGCAGGGCAATCAAGAATTTGCTTCGCCAAATCAGCGACCATTACCATCAGCTGAAGAAAAACCTTCATTTGAGCAGCTTATGAATCAATTAAGTTCTGGATATAAACCTACATTAAATCCGTATTCAGCAATGCAGTCTCTTGGACAAGGTGGATTACGTCCTGAGTTAACACCACGACCACAACAACAAATGTCTCAGGCTCAGCAGCAAGTGCAACAGCAACCTATTCAGGACCAACAAAAAAAGAGTATGTATGTTCCATATAAAAATATTACTCCACAACAAGAGCTAAAACATAAAGAGTTCAACGAAATTAGGCGTGAAAAAGCATTTGAGTCGACAAAAAATTTTCGAGAAGAGACACAAGCAAATGAAAATGCTTCTCGTGAAAATGGCATGCGTCTTGACCGTATGATAACGTTGAATAAAAAAGATGAGTTACAGAATCCTATGTTGTATACCGCCCTTAAGGGTATGGGTATGAACGTATCTGCATTGCAAAACGAAGATACGCAAGAGTTTGAAAAGCTTACTAATGACTTTTTAAAGAATGCTCGTGCTATTTTTGGCTCTCGGGTTACAAATTTTGAAATGTCACAGTTTCTTAAAACGGTACCAACGCTTATGCAAACCAAAGGTGGTAGGGAGCGTGTTATTCGTAATCTTAAGCTTGCTGGTAAAGCAGCTACGTTACGTGGTGAGACAATGCGAAACATTATTGAGCAAAATAACGACACTCCACCGCTTGATCTTGCCGAGAAGATTGAAAAAAGAATTGGTGGCAAATTAGATGCTATATCTAAGCAGTTTGCATCAGGAGAGAAAGAAGGAAAGGCTGATTTTGAGAAACTTCCTGATCCAATTTTATATAAAGATAAAAAAATTATAGATCATGCTACTGGTAAAATGCTTCAAAGCAATGGTAAAGAATGGACGAAGGTAGAATAATGGCTAAAGGTTATTCACTTGTTGAAGATGTACCACAAGAAGAGTCATTTGTCCCCAAAGTGGTACGCCATACTGCTAGAACAGCAGCCCGTGTTGGCGAGACAGCACTTGGCCTTCCGGGTGATATTGCCCAAGGTCTTTTATGGCTTGGTAAAAAAGGTGAGTCACTTTTGGGTGGAAAACCGCATTTGCCAGAACGAGCGCCATTACCAACATCACAAGATATTAAAGAATATGGTACTGGAACGATAGCAAAGGCATTACCAAAAGATTATCTTGAACCTCAGTCTAAAGGTGAACAATTCTCTGATGAGTTCTTTTCTGATCTTACTTCTCTTGCTGTTCCTTTATCAAAAGCTGGCAAGATTCCATTTAAAAGAGCTTTGGCAGTATCTGGCCTTGGTAATCTTGCTTCATTTACCGCTAAAGATATGGGTGCATCTGAAGGTGTTCAGACAGGAGTTAAACTTGGAACAATGTTGGCAACAACAATGGCTGGCCCAGGTAAACTTAAAGAACATATGAGTAATCTGTATAAGAACGCAGAGCAATCCATTCCTGAAGGGGCCATGGTTTCTACCGAGAAGATTAAGCCTATAATGGATAAACTAACGAAGATAACGACAACAGGAGACTTAACACCATCAAAGAAGTTTATGTTAGATCGTATTAATGCAGTTCAAGAGAAGATGGTTGGTGGTAAGATTCCTGTTACTCATGCATGGGCTCTTAAGCGTGATATGAATGAATGGATTCATGATATTACTAAACCTTATGGTGTAGAAAAATACATACCATCATTATCCAACGGTCTTAATAACGTTTTAACTGAATATGGCAAACAAAATAAAGATTTTTTAAGATCTTTTAAAGAAGCTGACAATATCTCTATTGGTCTCAGCAAAGCATCTCATGTTAATAAATGGCTTCAGAAACATGTAAGCAATAAGAACTTAAGCATAGCGACAGCAGCACTTCTTTTTGGTCCTCATGTTGGAGTTCCTTTAGCCTTAACTGGAAAAGCTATTGTAGGAGCTGGGGCAACACGATATGGCGTTCAAGCTTTTGAAGCATTAAAAAATAGTAGCGCTATACGTAAATACTATGCTGATGTTATTGGAACAGCTGCTAAGAAAGATCTTGCGGCAACAACAAGAAATGTAAGCAAACTTAATAAAGCACTAGCAAAAGAAGTTAATGAATCAGAGCCAGAGAAACCGCAAAAGGGATTTTCTCTTGTTGATTAATCTGATTCGATGTAACTCAATGTAAAAAGTGCACCAATTGCTATTGCGGCAAAAGGTGATAATAAGAAACAGAATATAAATATGATTGGGTAAGCTATATAATCTATTAACATAATAAACAATTATAGCACTTTATATCGGATTGTATAGGCTTTTTTGCATAATTGAAGACATAAACCTGGTGAGTAATCACCAATCCTTTCTCCTTTTTGTGGGCGTGGCACCTACCACGTCCATTTCTTTTGACAACGCAGTAACAATGGCCCGTATTAACCATAAGTTCATGCTGATATTCCTACGAGCAGCTACAATCTTGATCTGTGTCCTTAACTCAGGACTAACATCAAACGCTATCTGGACTCTTTTTTCCATCGGTTTCTTTCTTCACCTTTTTATATTTCTTCCGTTTCTTTAATGGATCTATTACTTCCATCCGGTCTTTTCTTTTTGCCATTGAGTACTCCTATATTCGCTAATTATCTAACTATCTAGTGTTATTTTAATTTTATACTATCAATCTATATATAACCAGCGCAACACTATCTTTGTAGTTAAAATTTTATTCCCCACGAGCTCGTGGATGAGCTCGCTTACTGGAGATAGCAATGGCAATACAAAGAACGCGCGCTCAATCAGCGTACGGATATCCAACCCCTACACAGGATGTGTTTCCTCAACCGGTTGTGATAGACCGTGCCCCAACAATCTATGACCAAGGTGAAATAGGACAACTTTGGGTAAATACTACCGCTAATACAGCTTATGTACTTTGCAGTATTACAGCAGGTTCATCTAACTGGATCACTTCTCCTTCTGGAGGTATTACAGCTGCTTCGTTTACTATTAGCCCTGGTAACCTTCTAGTCGATACTGGAAATGCTACCATCGCTGGTACGTTAAACGTCGCCGGATTGTCGACACTTGGTGCTCTTGCTGCTGGTGCAACAACACTTACTGGTGTCGTTGCTATTAATGGTAATACAGCAATTGCTGGCGATTTAGATATTACTGGTGACGTTACCTTTAATGGTGATTTTGATCTTACTTCTGCTGTGTCTGCTGGTATCACATCAACATGGAATGGCGCTGGAGCGATATACTTACTTGCTAATGGTGGCGTTAACGAAACCATTCTCATTACTTCTGGCCAGGGTACTGGTGCTGGATCTATAAATATAAATTCTAGTGCCGGTGGTGTAATAATTGCCGCTAATAGAGCCTCAGCTACAGCGATTAATATTGAATCAAACAATGCTGCTGGTGGTATTATGCTTGGTGCTGGAACAGGTGGAATTACACTTGGTACTATTAATGGTGTTGTTGCTATTACTTCTGGAACAGCTGCAATTGATATATCTGCTAATGCTACTATCACTCCTATTAATATTGGTACAGGAGCTGCGGTAAAAACAATCGCTATTGGTGGAACCGCTGCGAACGTTATCACTATCGGTAATACACAAACAGATGGTTCAGTTTCTATTGGCAATGCAATGACAACAGGTACCATATTTATTGGTGGTGTTGGCTTACAAGTAGGTACTATCCAAATAGGCCATGGTACAGGTGCACAAATTGTTAATCTTGGTGCCGGAACAGGTCTTAAGACTCTTTCTATTGGTGGCACAGGAGCTAACGTTATTGCTATCGGTAACACACAAGCAGCCGGTTCAGTATCAATTGGTGATGCTATGATTGCTGGTACGATTAGTATCGGTGGTTCAGGTGCCCAAGTAGGTACTATACAAATTGCTCATGGTACAGGCGCACAGATTGTTAATATTGGAACAGGTGCTGGTGTCAAGACGTTATCTATCGGTGGAACTGCTGCCAACGTCATCGCTATTGGTAACACACAAGTAGCAGGTTCAATTTCTATTGGCGCAGCAATGGTAGCTGGAACTATTCAAATTGGTTCTTCGGCTGCTCAAGTTGGAACAATTACTATCTCTGCATCTACCGCAGCCCAAACAATCGCTATCGCTAATACCGTCGGCGTTAAGACAATCGGTATTGGTAACGGTGTTTCTGGAAACATCATTACAATTGGTAATGGTGTCAATACAGCTGCACAAGTAATTACTATCGCTGGTGGTGCTGCAGTTGCAGATTCAACGGTGAACATACAAAATGGAAACGCTACTGCTGGTGCCCAAACAATTAACATTGCCACAGGAACTTCTGTTGGAGGCCGTGTAGTAAACATAGCTTCGGGCGCTTCTGTTAATACCGTAGCGTTAGGTTCTGCAAACGGAGCTTCAATAACAGAAATTTATGGTGGTACGGGTGGTATCGGCCTGCTTGCTGCTGGATTAGTAAACGTTACTGCTGCTACTAACACTTCTGCTGCTGGTCCTGGTGTCGCTGCTGCTGGAACTATCAATGCTAATGTTGGCCGTCTATTGATGACTGGATATACACAAGCTCCTGCTGCTGAGTTGACTATTACGATTACAAACAATCTTGCAACAACAACATCAACAATACTTGCAACTGCTGCAATAGTTGGAGCAGAAGATGCTCAAATGTGTGTCACAGGCGTAAGAAAAATCAATGGTAGCTTTGTGGTTACGTTAGTTAACCAAGGTGCTGCTGCATTGGCATCTAACTGTTCGCTATCTTTTTGGGTTTTAAATTAGGTCAATTAACAACATCTTTGTTTATAATTATCTGGACCATGGCATGGTGCTGTGGTCCAGATTCACACAAATCATAAGGAGATATGATGGAAGAAAAGAAAATCGAAGCAACAATGCCTGATATAAAGGTGTTTTTGAAGATTAATGAAAAAGAAGAAGAAAAGGATTTTACTTTTATGGTCCCTCAAGGATGTAATTATGAGATGGCCAAACGAGGGATTCTTTCTACCTTCGAATACATAATAAAGCTTGAACTTGAAGCGATTAGACTCGCTAAAGAAGAAGAAGCCAAGAAAGCCGCTACTCCTGTGGTGGCAGAGGTAATGTAACCATGGCTCAAACATCGGTTAAAGCGATACCAATTAGAGGTTTTGATACAGCATTTCTTACTGCTAGATGGCAACCACTTTATCCAGACGGAATACCACAAGCTTGTTTTGCTCTTCGTCTTATCAATCATTCTGCTGTTGATGTTTGCCTTAGTTTTGATGGAGTTACTTTTAATGATCTTATTCTTTCTGAAAGGGAATTATATCTTCCTGCACAAATGAACAATCAACCCAATTCTAATGAAGCATTGTTTGCCAAGGAAACAATTATATATGTGTCATGGGCAACTGCTGCTGGTGTAGGCGCCATTTACTTGACTGGATATTACGTTTAATTAAATAACATGCTGTTCTGGCAGCTATATAAATTGGAGATAACCATGAGTAATGCAAGTAGCGTACGTATTAGGTACGAGATCTTACGTTCGTTAGATTGGACGTTAGTAACAGCAAATTATGTAGCTGTCGGAACACCATTACAGCACCCAGCAAGAATTTTAAAACTAAGTAACGCTACGGATGCTGATATGTTGATCTCTTTTAATGGGGTCGATGATCATGATTTTGTTGGGGGTAATTCATACTTTCTCTATGACTACGGCACTAACCGTTCTGGAACTGGTAATGAATTAGAACAACAAATGGGCGATAGAGTCTATGTTAAGTCTGCTGACGGGACTCTTCCATCAACCGGTAGTATCTACCTTACACTTATCTATGCAAGTGATAACTAAGGAGATATTGATGCCAAACTATAAACAAACTATTCTTGTATTTCTTGGAACTCAACTTGACAATATAAGAGATATGATTTCAAAGAAACGACACCCAATAAGCGGAAGAAAAGGATCTGAAAGTCGCTGCGCTATTTTAAATGATGATAAAGTTAGAGAAATTAAAAAACTACTCAGTGTTACTCCCCTTAAGAGAGGTGCAATTACTAATATAGGTAAAATGTTTGGTGTGTCTGAGGCTACAATCTCAAACATATATAACAATAAAATTTGGGGAGCGGTACTTTGAGCCAGGTATCAATTATTAATAATAAAGTTCATCCATCATTTTCAGCTGTTGATTCATTGACGGGTAATGCCGGTGGAGTTATCACACCAGATGTGTATAACAACATTAATATTGTTGGTGGATTAAATATAACAACAACCGGAACGCCACTAAACAATACGATTACTATTAATCTTAACCCTTCTATTGCTGTCACTGGTTCTATTACTGCTGGTACTGATATAACGGCAACCAATGGTTCGTTAACAGCAGGAAGTACAGATAATGACGCGTTGCCGGCAGGACTTGTTTTTAATAAGTACCGTGGTGTTGGAGCTGTTCATACTGGCGATTACCTTGGCATTATATCGTTTCAAGGTTTTGATGGTGCTGCTCTTGTTGCTGGTGCTTATATCATTTCTCAAACATCAGGAACAATAGCGGCTGGTAGAATCCCCGCTAATCTTAGCTTTTGGACACATCCTGATTCCGCAGGAGGTGCTTTACAACGGCTAACGATAGCTCCTAATGGCGGCGTAACAATTAATACCTTTGGTATTGGCGTTGTGCTTTCTGATACGACTGGTCTTTTAAGTTCTTTAACTCCCGGTATCCCTGGAACTGTTTTAATGAGCAATGGGGCTACTCACGCGCCTTCATGGCAAGTAGCTAGTGAGATATGGCAGGACGTAGGTGCAGGAGCTTATACTATTGTTAGTAATATTGGATATTTTGCTTCAACGGTTCCACTCGTAACATTTTTGCTTCCAGCAACCGCCAATACCGGTGACTTTACAGAAATAGTCGGTGTTGGAGCAAATTGGGTTATTTCTCAAAATGCTGGCCAATGGATTCAGTACGGTAATCTATCAACTACGGTTGGAGTTGGTGGTTCGATATCTTCAACTAACTCGCATGACACTATTCGTATCGTGTGCTTAAGAAATGGTCTTACCGTTCGTTGGTATGTTACTTCTGCAGTTGGCATTCTAAACGTTGTATAGGAGAAAATTATGCCTTTTCAGACTTCTACAAATGAATATCAAAATACGAAATATATCGTTGATGCTATAGCTGGCGCATCTCCTTATGCAACTATACAATCGGCTATTACGGCAGCCGCTGCCATTGGTGTTCCAGCAACAATTTTTATACGTGCCGGTACCTATACAGAAAACCTAGTCCTTTCTGCAGGGATAGAGTTACAAGGTTCTAATGCCTTTCAGACGATTATTGTCGGTGTGCATACACCGCCAGCTGCTGGACGTTGTGCCTTGCTTAACATTGGCCTGCAGAGTGCCACCCATATCCTTTCATCAGCAGTAGCGGGTACAGCAACTATAAAGTTTAGCCAGTGTACCTTTAATATTACCAACGGTTATGTCTGCAATATGACGAACTGGACGGGGACTATTCTTTTTGAGTTCTGTTCTGACAATTCAACAATTAATGGTGTCGTAATAAATACTGCAACAGCAGCGGTTATTATGAACAATAATACTATTGGTAAGGGAACAGCTAACCCAATGACTATTGACGGTGTATTAACCGTCTTTAATACTGCTTTTGGGTGTCCTATTAATCTTTCTGGAGCTGCTGTATCGGTGATAGATGGCGGTGCTAGTTTTTTACATACGGTAATGGTATCTGGTAATGCTAATGTCAGCATTGCTAACTCTCGATTCTCAACGGGAGCAGATACATCACTAGTTACCACATCTACTGTTCACGTTCTTTTAAGTGATGTGAACATGGAATCAAGTAACGCTAATGTTATTGATGGTACTGGTTCGGTTCAGACCTCGCTTGTAAGCTTTTCTGATAGCATGAACGTTCCTGTTACGATAACCCATGTGTTAGCTGGCCTTACTGCTATGGGTGTTGGGTACATGACCGATGCTGTCATCGAGAACTTATCAACGCCAGGCATGCTTACTAACGATGCTAGTGGCGATGTAGGTTCATCGGCTACAACCGAGCACGCTGTTCAAATTGGTGACAGTGGTGGGCAGATTAAAGACCTTGCCGTTGGTGCTACGGGCGAGACTCTTATGGGTGCGACTGGTGCAGACTGCGGTTGGACTAACAGTCCTTCGTTTGGTGGAAGTGTTACCGCTGGTACAACGTTAACGGCGACATTGGGGAATATTACGGCAATGCAGGGCAATGTGGATGTAAGAGCAGATGCTCCTTATAATAGAACATCTGGTTGTTTCCAGATTGGCTTTATCCCTGTTCTTCACAACCTAGGGTCGCAAAATATATTTTTAGGTGAATTGGCAGGAGGCGTGGCGCCTTATTCAGCAGGTAATCAGGATAACACTGGCGTAGGATATAGAACATTAAGTGCTTTTGTTGCTGGTGGTACTACACCAACTAAGAACACTGCTGTAGGATCTTTTTCATGCAATGCTATCAATACTACATGTACAGCAAATACAGCAATTGGTTACATGTCACAATACACATCAACAGCGCCTAATTATTCAACGGCGCTTGGTTGCATGGCATTAAAACAAGCTGGTAATGGCAGTTATAATTTAGCTATAGGGTATCATGCGGGCTACAATTATACCGGTATGGAATCATCAAATATTTGTCTGATGAGTGATGCCATCGTTGGTGAATCAAATAAAATGCGTATTGGCACAACTGGATCTGGCGCGGGACAACAAAATGATTGCTGGGTAGCCGGAACTTATGCACCCCAACCACAGCCATCGGCGGTACTGCAAAAGTAATGCTTGTTGATTCTGCTGATCATATCGGTGGATTAGCTAATACAACTGGTGCACTTCTTCATGTCGCAGCAGCTGGAACAGCACCTATCTGGTCAACGGGTCCTACGGTTACTACTCTTTATGCAACGACGTTTAATACGAATGTAGCCGCAGCTGCAGTAACACTTTCAGGAACAACACTTGCCGCCTTAGGATCAGATGCCGCCATACCAATTGTTATTAATCCAAAAGGAACAGCAACGATTCAATCAATGGCTGTCTATAATTTTGCAACAGGTGTAACAACACGAGCAGTTCTTGTTGATAACTCTGGCAATATTGGCAACGTAACATCATCGATTCGTTTTAAAGATAACGTTAAGGACATGGGTCATAGATCTGATGATCTGATGAAATTGAGACCTGTAACCTTTAGCTACAAGTCTGATGAATCCAAGCGTGAAAAATTTGGTCTTATTGCAGAAGAAGTAGCCCAGGTGTATCCAGGACTTGTTTCATATGACGAGAACAATGAACCGTACACAGTAAGTTATCATGAACTTCCCGCACTTCTTCTTAATGAGATTCAAAAGCTTCATAAAAAGATAGAGCAACTTGAAGCACGATTAAACATTCAACAAAAGGGAGAATGTAATGAGCAATAAAATCGGTGGTGGATATCGCAGTCAGTCATACTTGGGTACAAAGGCTGACTCTCCACCCAATATGATTGTTGAGGATAGAGCCCCTACAATCTACGATATTAATTATGAGCTTGGTGATCTCTGGGAACACAAATATATCGCTGGTGGGGTATCTGCGCAGGATGTATACATGCTGGTTAACCTTGAGGGCACGACAACGTCTAAGGGAGAACTGGCAACATGGGCTCTTTTAGGTTCTGGTTCTGGTGATCTTACGCATCTTACCGGTGATGATACCGTAATCGTTTATCCACTTGGTGGTAATATCAACGTTGTTGGTGATGGTGTTAATATTTTTACCAGATCAACCGTAGCCAATACGCTTGAAGTGTATTATCAGGGACAACCTGGTGAGATTTTTACAACAAACTCCGGTTCTGCAACGCCTGACCCTGGAACTGGTATTTTAAATATATTTGGTGGTACTAACATGGCAACTCGCGCAACGGGTATGCCTCCATCAGATACTATTCTTATAGACATGACACCTAATATTGAATTAACAGGATGGGTTTACTCGCACGATATTCTCTACAGTGATCTTGGTGTCCATGTCTACGGTGGTGGAATAACGGTAGATGCTGGTGGCATTAATGCAACCGGTCCTATAGTATTACCTTCTCTTGTTGGTCCTGGATTTCTTCATGCCGATGCAGGCTGGCACTATAACGGTATCGACGGGTGCTGGAAGCACTGGAGGTTGGTTACCAATTTCCAATGCTGCTGGCGCTATTGTATGGGGTCAATTGCAACCAGGAAGTGCAAACATAACAATTACCAATGCTGGTAATGTTATTACCATAGATTCAACAGCGGGCGGATTTGGTGGTCTTATTGCCGATGATACTAATACGGCAGCGCCAGATGGGGCTAATAAAGTTATTGTTGCTGGCGGTAATCTTATCCGTACAACATCTGTCGTTGCTAATACCTTAACAGTTTCACTCGTAGCTACTGGTGCTGCTGCAAGCCCACAAGTTATTTATGCTCCGCTTGCTGGTGGTGCTGGTGCCTGGGGTCGTATTGATGTCGCTGGCGGTGCTACTATCGCTGAGGCTGGTGGTGTTATAACCATAACGGCTGGTGCTGGTGGTGCTGGTTTTGGTGGTCTTATTGATGCTGTTGGAACAACGGCGACTCCTGATGCTAATGCAAAAGTTACGTTACTGGCGGAACATTAATAACAACCTTAGCTAATCCTGCTCATACCATTACTGTTTCAATACCTAATGCTCCCGTTGCTGCCACTCCACAACTTATTTATGCTCCTGCCGCTGGCGGTGCTGGCGCATGGGGTCGTTTTGCAGCAGCTGGCGGTGCTACGGTTACCGAAGCGGGTGGTGTTATTACCATCAATGCTGGTGCCGGTGGCGCTGGTGGTGCTGTTATTTTACATACTAATGGTGCCGATGCTGCTATTAATGCCGTTGATTCATCGTTCAGTATTGTTGGTGGCCCTCTTATTACTACCTCATCAACGGTTGCTCATACGGTTACGGTTGGCTTGACGCAAGGGACATCCGGATATGTACCAATAGGTACGACCGGTTTAGCGCCAGTATGGGGTCAAATTCTTGGTGGTACAGATATTACTGTGGATGTATCAGTTGCTGGACAGATTACTGTTAATTCTACAGTTGTTGGTGGTCTTATTACTTTGACTGGTAATATAGGTGGACCAGTTACACAGGATATCGCCCATAATATTAATCTTGTTGGGGTAGCTAACCAGATCGTTTCTACCGGTGCTTTTAGTACGATGGCGTTAAGTTTATCTCCTACGCTGGTACTTCCTGGTACGTTAAAGATTCCCGTCCTTAATCACGTCGGTATTATGATGACTGACGTTACTGGTCTTGTGAGTTCTCTTGCTCCCGGTGTTGATGGTTCTGTACCTACATCTAATGGCGCTGGTGTCGTTACGTGGAATACGATTCAACAAGGTCCTGGAAGTGTAACTGTTACCAATGTTGGTGGTGTTATTACTATCGGTGGTGGTGGTGGTGTATCGGCAGGTGCTCGATGGTTTGATGCAAACGTAGGTGCAGCAGAAGCTAGTGTATCGACACATCCTGATCCAAGTATTTTCATCATCGGTGGTGAAAATATTAATACAAGCGCTGGTACCAATACGGTTGTCGTTAATCTTAATCATTCGGTAATACTTCCAGTAACAACCGTTGACGCTCTTAGTGGTGTGTATGGTATTGGCACAAATACTACTCCATCGCTACCAGCTGATCGATTCATGCATTCGTATGGAACCAATAATACTTATTGCGGCCATGCTAGTGGACGATTAGATATAACAAATATTGGTCATAACAACGTTGGCGTCGGCAATAACGTTCTTGATGCAGTAATAAGCGCTAATGACTGTACTGGAGTCGGAAGTGGATGTCTTGGGGCATTGGATACTGGTGATAACAACGTAGCCGTTGGTAACAGTAGTATGCTCGTTGCTACCTCTTCGCATGATTGCGTTGCTCTTGGTATGAATTCTCAAAGGGCTTTATTAACCGGAAATTTTAACACTTCTGCCGGTAGCTATAGCCTGAGAAATGCAACAACTGCTTCAGACAATTGTGCATTTGGCTATAACGCGCTCTTAACGAATGTAGTTGGCGATGACTCAGTTGCAATTGGTTCAGGTGCTCTTCAATTAAGCACAGTTGGCGGAAACGTAGCCATAGGCAAATCATCGATGAATGCTGCTACAACAGCTACAGAATCGGTAGCTATAGGATTTGAAAGTGGCATTGGAATTACAACTGGAAACAGAAATACTCTATTTGGCAATAATTCTGGACATCGACTTACGACGGGTAATAACAACACTATAATCGGTGCCAATGCTGGTTATGATCCGGTTTCTGGTGGTCCAACAACCGGTAGTGACAATATTCTTATTGGGGCTGATGCTGGGTCGTTAATTGGTATAGCGGTAGGTTACAGTAATATTTATATTGGTTATAAAGGTACTGGTATCGCTCAACATCAGAGTAATATATTACATATTGGTACTGATGGGGTTGGTGCAGGCCAAATTAATGCTTGTAACATAGCAGGAATTTATAACAGAACAACAGTACCTTATAACGCCTGTCATGTTGTTGGAGTAGGTAGTGATGGTACACTTGGAAAAATTAATATTAATCCATCCGGCTCTAATGGTTACTTTATAGGTAATAATACGGCTGGTAATTTTCAATGGTATCAGGTAGTTAATCCGCTCGATGCAAGTACGCAAATCACCTTTAACACTCTTAGCACTATTAATTATACTTTTTCTACCAAAACAACCCCAACGGCATTCAGTGCTATTCAAATTGGCGACGAGTGGAATATTACTGGCGATGGGTCGGTATGGTGGCTTGGCCAAAGCGTTGGCACTTCTTCAATGAGTACCGCTTCAGATGGAGGATTTGATACTGACGGCGCTTTCAATCCTGGCGGTGGCGCTAATTATGCTTACTTCCAAGCGCCTCGTGCAGGAATCTACAATTTTATATGTCAAATTTGGATGTCATGGTTAACTAATCCAGTACCACCACCACCACCACCACCTGTTAGACTTCCGGCCAACTGTCCTTTATATATTCAGGTTATTAATGGTAAAACATATGATCTTTCCTATCCGATTATAGTTACCAATCCAAGTAGCCAAATAGCTATGTTCAGTGCGATTATAAAACTTGCAGCAAATGACAGGGTTCGTGCTGGATTTAGTATCCTATCTATTCCTTCAGCGAGATTAATAGGTAGTCAGGGAGTAACTGGTGCTGGCGCTCCTCCTCCTGGTGGTGATGGCTTGCTTATTGGTTCTTATTTTGCAGGGAATATAATAAGGTCATGGCCATAGAATAAAAGAATACTCTTTCTTCTGTTCTCCTTTTTCATGCAAGGCCTACGTTGACGCGTGGGCCTTGTATGCTTGTCCTTCGTAGCCACCCTGGGCGAAGTAGGACTAGTATCTGTTCATATCTTTAAATGCTTGCGGCAACCAGTCTGGACCACCATAAAGCGCTTGTGCTTTTTTACGATTAAACTCTTCAGCCGTCATACCCTTTTTGGTCTTATGAAGTGACATGCATAAATATCTGAGGGCGTCGCAAAAATTTGAATGTGAGCTGTGGACCGGCTTTGGCTTATAGATCTCTCGCGCCTCGTCGTACTCTCTTCGATAGTTCTCTAACGCGTTGATAAACGACTTACATTTAGACTCATTGATAAAGATACGATGAAAGTTAGCTTTAACGTTATCAATCCCATCTTGTAGGTCTATTTGCTCAAGAACTGTGAAATCAATCCCAAGCTGACGTGCCTTTTCATAACGTGTAATTGCACCACCACCCCACTCTCTCACCATCAAGTCATGAGGAGCGAAGTACTTGCCCATCCTGTATGGCCGTTCCTGGATCTTTTGAGCATAGTGATCTATTCCCACGTTATTATTCGTATACGAATCGATGATCTTGATGACTCCATTGTTGTCGTTGGTAACTTGGAACCATAAAATGGTTGTAGCATCGTTCACGCCTATATCTATAGCAAGATGAGTGAGCAAAACCGGATCGTGTGGAAAAAAACCCACGCGTTCCTCAAGGCGAGCTTTTTCTAACTCACGGCCGTAGATCTGACCATCAATCCCTTTGGCCCAGCTGCATTCGTATTCCTGTTGATACATTTCATCAGAAATTTGCATACGCTCATTAGCTAAAACTTCTTCATCGATATGTTTTGTTTCACTTACTCCCATATGAAGAACATACCAGTCGTCAAGTGTCTTAGCTGTCTCAAACAGCCTCCAGAACGCCTGTTTGCCGCGTGGGGTTCCAAAAACGATGATAGTTCCACCATTAGCTGCAAGGATCGGTCTAGCATAGCTATATACGCTCTCGAGTTGCATTAAAGCAGCTTCTGACAAGATGATCATTTGAGCATTTGTACCGACGAGCGAGGTATCGTAAGCGTCGGCACCAATTAAACGTAGAATAGAGCCGTTCTTAAACGTGATTTTCATCTCTGATTGATTGATCTTTTCGATAAGCTCTTTTGGAATGTAATCAATAAACTTAGTCCCATCAATACAGATAGCATCGAAGATACACTTACGAGCTTGGGAATACGTAGGTAGTGCATAAAGTACCAAACATACTTTACGTACGCATTGTCTAATAGCGATGTTCCAGGCTAAAAGATCTTTGCCGCTTACCGACGTCCTAAGCAATAGAAGATCTTTCGATAACCCTTATTTTCCCATGCGTCCAATATAAGAGACTGGTAAAATCTTGGAGAAAAGCGACTAAGTTTGATGCTTGTTTCGACATTCATAACTACCTTGCATATGTTCTATAAAATTAACAACACTATCACGATTCGGTTTTTCTTCATTAAGATTTAAAAGTGCGTGTATAAAGATTGGATCGGTAAGATGAGGTAAGAAGATACCTGTTAGGAATTCCCCCATGGTCTTCCATGCTGGATGCTCTACGTCATGACTTGTTTGTATCCACAATGAACTGAGCTCATCATCATGCATGACTTTAACGACAAATCCATACGGTGCTACATCATAACGGGATGGTGGAGAGTATCGAATTAGTTCCATGGGTTCCTCCATAGGTATCCTACTCGTTGGGTTTTTTACGTTTATCGTACTCTTCTGTTGTCTTCTTTATTCGTCTGATCTTTGCCAGCGCCTCGTTATACACTTCGTTGGGCAAGTCTGCCAGTGTGTCTATGTTATACATATCCATGACACTTTCTGCAATTAACTCGTAACCTTCAAGTTCCGAGAGCAATGCAGCGTATCTAGCCTTGGTTAATACTTCGTTAGTGTCAAGTTGTCGTTGTCTCTGTGGGTTCTTTATGTCTTCGATAACACGCTCTTCAGTTTGCTGGTCCCCGTTATCATCAAAGGCAATCGGATCGGTCTTTGATGGTGCTATACCTAATATCATCAGGGCATGTAACCTTTTATGGATCTCATACGTATTACCGGTAGCTCTATCGGTCTTACCGGAGAACACTCGTGCAATAGATGAAATGGTCTGCCCGCTTTCATGCCCCAAAACGGTTAAAAGCAATGCTGCCCCATTGCCGTCATCTAAAAGATCTATGTATTGGTACAGTGCAAGCCCATTGGCAGAGAGGGAGTCCTTTACAGCCTCCAAAATTGCCTCCAGATTCGCGAAGTTACCCCCGGTGGCATATTCATTGGCAACAAGCTTTTTGTAGCCGCCTTGGGCCTTGGCTAACGCCCCTAAAAGAAGACCGATGTCCGGTGATCTAATTTGTGTCTTTGATGGTTGGATTAACTTTTGCTCTAAGATTGTTAGACGAGCCGCAAGCGACTCGAGTGTCATTACTGCTTCCATTCTTATTCCTTTTTAGCATGAACCCAGCAAGTCTTAGTACTTCTGGAGTTATTCTTTTAATTCTTAATTTGCAACATGCGCTCATAAGCAGACGGGTTAAATGTTCTCGCATTATTTTCTTATTGTTTTTTGTAACAAATACATAGCCAGTTCTTCCTTTTGTATACAAACTTAAATCTGTATATAAAGGATTATCTTTATCGATATCACTAATTTTTAATCTAAGAACTTTTCCAATACTCATTGGTGACATTGCCATAATAGTTGCACATAAAAGATAATCTCTATAGCTTACTTCTTTGATTGTTTCCATAAGACTATTAAAAACAACAGGATGAATTGCGAGAGTGTTTGTTATAAACGTATTAATTTCTTTTAATCTAGCTTCTGATTGTTCAAGTAATTTTTTATGCGCAACTACTCTTTTTTCATATAATTTTAATTGCGATATAGGCGCTTGCATTATCAACTCTCTCCCTAATGAACTATCTTATCTTCGTTCTTCTCTTGAGCTCCAGCTTTTTTCATAGCATCTATAAGATCGCTTTGTGATGCGGTTACGTTAAGACTGAATTGGTGATAGGACTGTATAAAACGAAAGACAGGAAGCAGTTTATGAAACTCTTCCTGTATGGATTCAATAAGTGGGTTAAGTACATCTAACCCGACATCATCTACTAACTTACCTTCATGCTTTTTAAGCTCTTGTCGAAGCTCCTGATACTTATCGAACGTAGTAAGCATTTCCTTTTGAAGTCTTTCTACGTCACGCCTTAAGTTTACTACTCTCTTGGCCATGTAAAGCTCCTTTATTTAAATGGATTTGGTTTATATGCCTGCTGTGTTTGTGTTGGTATTGGTTGATTTTCTATTTCGTCATAATCGCCGGTGATGACACCCGTCAGACAACCGTACGCATATCGCTTTAAATACGATATAGCACCACCCCTGGCTTGCTGGTAGTTCTTGTTTGCGGTGTCTTTCTCAACGTTAAGATACATACGCATAGAACTGAACTGCCCAGAAGAGTGTAAAAGCTTCGTGATAAGCATCTCGCTCTTGTCCTGATCAACATCTACCTTGTAATGAATAGATAAGCCATTCTTGTTGATTGCTGATTGTGCAGCGGCATGAAGATCTTCAATAGAAGAATACTTTCTATTACCAAACGCTTCAGAATCCTTCTTAGCAACTTTCATTTCAGCTTGAGCCTTGGCTAGGGCGGCAGCAAGTTCGTTGATCTCAGGGGATTGTGATCGCTCCTCAACAGCCCAATCGGCATACGGTAGGTCAATTGTGTTATTTGTTTGGTTATGAAGCATCGTTATTGCTTCTTTAAGGGCAGTAAGTTCTTGGTTAGTCTTAACCAGTTGTTCTCGTTGCTTACGTGCAACGTCTTGAAGATCAGCGATGTCTTTAACTAGCTTTTCCTGTTCCATTTGTATCCTTGTTCTTTCTGTTTTCTTTCTGCATATAATACACGTAACTGACGGGGATATTAAGCTTTTTGGCAATAGGAGTAGGCATTTGGCCAGCATCTAAGAGGGCAAATATCTTTGCTTTTTGTGCCTTGGTGTAGTGTGCGTATTTATGTTTTGCAAGTTGAATAGCAACATTAACGGGTTTTAAACCAACGGCAGAATCTTCTGATCCAGATTGTAAACCAATGGTAGAATCTTTTTTTTTACCAAGAACCTTGTGTTGAAATCGGACATCGTTCTGAATACGTTCAGCAAGATGGTTAATAGCGAGGTTTTGAAACTGTTTATTAAGATCGTTAATGTTATCATTTACCGTAACGAAATGTTTTCTAAGATCACTTAATAAATCGGCAATTGGTTTTACATATTCTTGAAGATCATCATGTATATGCTGCTCAAAATTTTCCAAATGCTTATCAAATTTTTTTAACTCTTCTAGTATCTCCTGGTCTCTATTTTTGAAAAAGCTCATCATTCTCCTTTCTTGTTTTTCATTTCATAATTAACGAAATCAACTTCGTTTTTTACTTCTAAAACTTTGTTCTGAAGATTATTAAGCTTAAGGTTAAGAACGTCAAGCTCACCGAACAACTCTTTTCTGTAGGACTCCATGTAGGTCTTAGCTTTATCTATCTCTTCAAGATAGGTCCTGATCATAAAGACATACTTAACGATAAGGATCGTTGTAGCGACGTTAATTGCTACGGTTAAGATTGGTAGCCAGTGCATTACTTATTCCTTTATATTCGTTGTTTATCTTTTCTTCGTATCTTTTAATTTTTTCTTTTCTAACTACTTTAAAGAGTTCTTCTTCGTTTATATCAAGTGCAACTGCAATCTTTGAGATAAGCTTTGGCTCTGGAATTTGCCCATGACGTTCAATTCTATACACACCTTCCTTTATTTTCCATTAAGTGTTGACTTCATTTTTTCAAATTCAAGAATGTCTTTTTCTTGTTGTTTTTTATAAGCGATTTCTAATAATGGTAAATAATTAAAAAATAGAATTCTAAGATCTGCTGGGCATTCGATAAAAGGACGTACATAAATAATTTTTTCATCCCCTAAGTCATCTTCATGTTTTGCCAATAAAAAACATCTTAGTTTTTTCTGTCCCTTAATTTTTTTTGTTTGCAGATACCAGTCTGCATCGTTATAGTTTTTTCTTACCATGACCTCTACTTCTGTCCACCATTCATCAAGGTTTATTTTTCTTTCAAATTGAATGATTGTGTTAGAGATAGTATCAAGACGTTCTGTTATCTTATTTTGTGATTCTTCAAGTGAAATCATTACACATCCTCGGGCTTAACTAATTTCTTGGTTAACTTCCAATAAGCAACAGCATCTTTTCGGTACTGATCAAGATCTATGTTCTTAAGTTCAGGAATACGACCATAATCGACCGTACCCGCACGAAAAGTAACTTCGAATATAAAGTCACCACCCTCGGAGGATTTGTTGCCTGATAGGCAACGTAGTTCTTCTTTTAACTCTTGCTCGATCTTTGAGTAGTAGCTTTTAAGCTCTTGGATCTTATTGAGCTTTTCAGCGACTGCTATCCACACTTCGTTTTGTGCAATGAATCCGTTCATGATTGGCTCCCTATCGTTAGTTTGGTTAACAAATACATGCTCCAATAATACCATATCAAACTATATTGTCAACTACTATTGACACAATAAAATAAATAAAGTATATTATATGAGTAAATTAACCTATTGGAGTTATATGAATGATGAAAAGATAAAAGGTCTATTAGCGCGTCGTGATCAGGTAAGGGATAGGTTGTATGCCATCATACGGGCTAACCCACCGGACTCGTTGGTATCGTTAGCGCGTGAGATACGGATCAATATTATTACGTTTAAGCGGTTCCTTGATGGTGGTGATGAGACATCGTTTATTACGCTATTAAAGATAGAAAAGTGGTGCGATGATGTGATGATAGCAAATAACAACTCTATCAAAAACATCGTTAAGCGAGGGAGTAACCTATGAAAATTATCCCCCTACTTTTCTTTTTTGGGATTATGGTACTATTAAGTTCGTGCTCAAAAGGGAGAACGCAAGGTGAAGTTGGTTTTGAATATGAACATGAAGACGATTGGAGTGAAACAAATGATAAAAAGACTGCTGTTTCTTAGTTTATTGGTTGTAAGTATGGTTGTGTTATCAAGTTGCAGCAAGACCCAGACCAAGTTTGGCTTGATGACGTTTGAATGCACAACTGACGATTGTGAAACCCCTAACTATTAGAGAGGCATAACATGGCAAAAGAAGCACCAAAGAGTCCAAATAAACCCGTAGGACCTACGGTTAAGAAATAATCGAAGATCAAACAATCTCTCCTTTTCTTTCTGGGTCCGTTAACGCATAGCGGGCCCCATTATCAAAAGGGGGTGTAGTGACAAAGACTTATTAATAATATTGAATTTTTTTTGAGATGACAGATACTCACGCCCTCAAGGGTGTACCTTGGGGGTTTTACCTTGTTTTACTTGTCCTCCGAAGCCACGTAGGGCGTAGGAGGAAGCATGGTGATAAAATAGTTCAGCGCGGGTGTGTAGTCCCGCGCTTGTATTTGTTATCCATTTTCCTCAAGGGATGAGCTGGACGTTTGTATTGTAGCAGGGATTGATTTGGAAGGGAACAGATCATGATAGTATCAGAAAAAGTTGTTTATCCACAAAAAGAAGTATTTAGCAAAGAAGAGTTGCGGCCGTTGTATTGTGGGCTTGTTGATTATTTGTCCTATTTAACTGTTTTGTCTAAGTCAACTGAGCTAAGTGAAAAAGAAAAACATAATGCTAAAACTGCTTCTATGACTATGGGAACATATTTACTTCACCACAAAGAGTTTTTTTCTTCAATTTGCAGAAAGTGAAGGAGTTCGAGAAGAACTAGTATCAATAATTGAAGTTATTGAGAAACAAGCAAAACTAAATAAATTTAAATTAACTATAAATATTTAAGGGAACTGATGGAAGATAAGAAGGTATTTACTAGGGAAGAGTTGTTGCCGTTGTATGATACGCTGCAACGATATATGAATCATCTGGATTACTGTTTCAGAAGATCCTAATACTACAAATAAAGAAAGAGAAATATGTAGATGGGGAATAACTGCATTAGCAAACTATCTTCATCATAATAAAAGTTTTTATTTGCAATTTGCCACGTCAAAAGAAGAAGTTAAATCTATAGAAACGATTTCAGAGAAAATTGGTGAAGCAATGCAAATTCGATTCGATTCTGCAAAATTAGCTATGCGTAGAATATGCAAAATGGTAACGAAAACGACATTAACAAAGCAAAACAAACCTTATAGTCAATAATTTCAATTAATTGCTACATTCGGACAATTTGCTGTGCCCGTTGCAGTATCTGCTGATTCTGCAATCCTACGGATGTTTAGACTTGCGTTCAAGTCACTGTGCCGTTGGATTCCACAAAAATTACATATAAAACGATGTTTTACGCGCTTTCCAAGTTGTTCGCAGACAGAGCAAGTTTGACTTGTATAAGCAGATTAACAAAAACGATTACAAGCCCGGCTTCTTGAGCTTTATATTCAATAAAGGACTGTAATTGCTCCCATGCCCAACGATGTAACCTTGATCTAACTCGTTTACGAGCTTTTATTCTGCTACGAATATTGGTTAATGCTTCCATGGCAATAGTATCACACCCTGTTTCTTGCGCTTCTTTAACAATCGCCTTACTAATTACATGATTTACATGTTTAACGTGTCGTTGTTCTCTCCCGGAGGTTTTCTTCAAGAGCTGTTTAGCGCTCTTGGAACCGTTGGATTGAAGACGAGCACGCAATGCTAGTGCACAATCACGTTCATGACGTAACTGATCACCGCCAAAAATCTTTCCTGATGATGTAGTTGCAAGATTGTTCTCACCAAGATCTACACCTAAAACTTTGTTATTATGAGGAAAAGATTGAGCAAAATGGTTTGTATTTCTCGGAATATCTATACAAATATTAAAAAACCATGTTCCATTTTTAAAGAGTAGTTTTGATTCTTTATGTTTTCCTGCTTTAAGGTAATTTCGTTGAAAATCACCAAGATTCATTTTAATCAAATAACGACCGGATAATGTATATAGTGAAAGAGTCTCTTCTTTTAATGAATAGTTTTTTTTATGATAATGAATTGCAGATTTCTGTTTAAAAGTAATAGTTTTATTTTTATTCTTTAGTGCTTTACATGTACCGCATACATTACCAATTGCAGAACATACCATTGTCGCGCCAAGCTTTGAAAGACCATTTTCTTGGTCATTTCTAATTGGAAAATAAGCTAAATGATGTAATTTAACGCGATTAAAGCATTTATTTTCTAAGGCTATCAATGCAATCTTGTTGCAAACTTTATTGAACAGTATCAGCAATTGAAGCAATGCTGCGCTTTGTTCTGGAGTAGTATTTAGCTTAATGGATATAGTTCTAATCATAATATTATACAGACAATAAAGGGCCAGCTGTGTAGTGCTGACCCTAGTATTTGTTTTATCCACCTCAAGGGAGAAGTAGGATATTTTAAAAATAACACTTGCTATCTTTTTTGTATATGAGAAGCTTTTCGAATTAATTGAAACAAGTAAAACCAGCCTAAAGACTTAAATATTCTTACCCTCTGCCAAGATCGTTTGAATACTAAGTCACTAACGAAAGCAAATATGATATCGCCTTTTTCATTTCAAGTAACTCAAGAGAGCAAATAATATGATATTTGCACAAACAAGTCAAGGACTTTATTCCGGTTTTAAAAAGATATCTTCAGTTATCGGTTCTATTAGTCAATCAAAACTACGCTCTAAGCATGCCCGTAAAGACAAAGAGCTTTATGTAGAAAAAGGGTTATGTGAAGAAGCAGCTTTAGACTAGTACTCTGCGTTGATACCACTGCTT